TTGGTAGCCCCTAGGGGACTCGAACCCCTGTTTCGATAAAGAGCCATTTATAACAATTTGGGCAAGTTTATAAATGGCTTATATCAGGGCATTGTAGTACATATGTATTTATAGTAGTTTTCCCACATTTAAAACTATTGTGGGAAAAGTGTGGGAAAATTATTTCCAGTATTTAACGAACTTACATATTTAAAATCTTTGCTTTTTGCTTCTGGAATTCTTCATCTGTTAATATACCCTTTTCTTTTAAGCCTGCAAGTTTTTCAAGTTGTGTTACTACATCTTGTCCACCTGAAGTATTGTTATGGGAATTGTTATTATTATTTAATTCTTCTCTTGCAGTATTAACAGCATCAACAAATATCTTAACTGTCGATTTAGATACATTTTCAATTACCATTTTTGAAGCTCCATCCCAAACTTCAATTTTACCCAACACTAAGCCAGTACTATATGATATAGAATTTACTTTTTCTAGTGGAATATCCACTTGTTTAAGTCCATAAAGCATACCTTTATCTAAAAATAAAATTCTTTTATTAGTACATGTAATTAACCAGGTACTGCCATTTAATAGACCAGATGTGGCATATTTTATATTTTCATCATTAGCCAAAACCTTAGGTAATTCATTAATTTCTTTTTTAGTTCCATAAGTATCAGTTACATTAGCAGCTTTAAATTGTGATTTAACTTCTTCTAATGTTGGCATTGCATATCACTCCCTCTTATAATTTTATAATTTCTATAAGTTGGAGTGAAATCCTTCTATCATTATATTTTTTTGTATGACATAAATCGACTTTTGTTTTTAAAAAATAAAAAAGCGGCCCATATAGGGCCATGGATTAAATTTAAACTCAATAAAAAATTTGGTGTCTTAATTCTGTCCATAGATAATAATTTTATACATTAATTTTTAGCACCTGTATTGTTCTTGGCATTTTATCATGCCAGGTAATAAAACCTTTCTTTTTCAATTGCTCCAAATAGTCATGGATTGTTGATGTTGATTTTATTCCAGATAGATTTGCCAGTTCTCTTGTAGTAGGTGAAATTTTATTTTTATTTATATATTTTTCTATAATTTCTAAAATTCTTTTCTGCTTAGTAGTTAACATAAATTTATCCCCCTTTTTACATCTTCCATAGAATCCATTTGCAGGTTCTTAGCTCATATTTTAATTCAAGTAGCTTTTGTTGGTTATTAATAACACTTTGACATTTGAATAAAAGCATTTCATTACCTGCTAATTTCTCTTTTTCCCTGGTAAATATTTTATCAACCTTAATTACTTCATTGCCCCCTTCTTCTGTTTGCAGCCTAAATCTAACCGGATTTATTTTTCCTGCCTTATCGGTCCAGGATACCATATCAATAGGTTTAGCCAATACTTTCATTAATAGTCACCTCATTATTTACCATTTGACTATATTATACGCAAACATGCGTTCTCATGTCAAGAGGCTTAACTTTACAAAAAAGTAAAAAAAAATCCTGAGGTTTCCCCCAGGGTAAATTTATGATCCATAATTACCATACATAAATAGATTAAATTCATTAACTCGTCTAGTATATAATCCTGGCATAGTTTTTCCACCAGCTTTGCTCCATGCTGTTAAATTATCTTTTAGGCTAGTACTCCTTATACCATTGCATACTCTTGCATAAAATGTAGATCCAAATAAGGCTCCAAGTCCTAAATTATAAGCAAAGTCTACTAATACATCAAATTCATTTTGCTTTACTATAACGCCCTTACCGTTAAGATTTCTTTTTATTGCTGCAGCTTTTTCACTAACTTCTTCAATTAAAAATTGCGTAGCCTGAGTTTGAGTAATAGTTCCAAGTGCCACAGCCGCCTTATTTACCGTGCCATATCCAATAGTCCACGTACCTGCTCCGTCATTATATGCGTGTTCTCTAAAGCCTTCATGCCGTTTAATAAATTCAATTCCTGCAGCACTTACTAAACAGGCATTTTCAATCCATGAACCAGAAGCATCAAAAGCATATGTTTTGCCATTAATAGTCTTTGTGCAGCTGGCATACATAGCACCATTGGAACCAAGATAATACCATTTCTTATTTGTATCTTGTAACCAACCTATTCTCATGGAACCATCTTGATTTAAGTAATACCATTGCCCACTATCTTTTATCCAACCAGTCGCCATGGCACCATTTGCTTTAAAATAGTACCACACCTTACCTAATTGCAACCAACCTGTAGTGAGTTTTGCTGGACTTGTCTCCCAGCACCATTTCCATGCCATAGTTAAGCCCCCTTTACTGTGTAATAGTCTGATTTTGTGGGCCTGCTTCTGTACTATTAACCTCATTATTTGTAGCCTGTGGCCCTGCTACATTTATATTAGGGGCTACCTCCCCGGATGGCTGTTGATCAGTTGAAGTGGTTTGTGTAGTTCCTTTTATTTCTGTAGTTGCTGTGGTATCTGTAGTTTTTTCTGTGCTTTTCACTTCTGGAATAATAGTATGCTGTACTGCATCCCCTGGAGCATTCTTAAGTTCATCTAAATTCTTTTCTATACGACTTGAAATATAACCTGATATATCGTTCGTACGCTGCTTTAATATACCTAACACATCAGCACTCAACTGGTTTAAAACCTGGTCTAATACTACACCATTTAGGTTTTTAAGTTCTGTTTTATCTACTTTACCATCTGCTATTGCTGCCAGAATAGTGGGTTTTAATGTTTTTTCTGCATTTATAATATTAGTATTAATCTTATCATCAAGATCATCTAATGTTCTATTAGTTTCAGCCTTTAGCTCTTCATTTTTCATTAAATTGGCTTTAGACTGAGCTATTCTAATTGCCTTATGCACTAGTATTGGAAGTAATATACTAGCTATGGTTATAGCCCCTTCCACTATGACATTTAACATTTTTAATAATTCTATTCTTGTTTGATCCATAATAAATCTCTCCTTTTATTTTTTTGTTAATATTGAAAATAAATAGGTGACTATTGAACCACCTATCATTATTGCTATTGCGCCTAAAATTTTATTTGTTATCCTCAATGTTGTTGCTAAAATAGTTTCGTTCTTTTCAAGAGTTCTAATTCTACCTTCATGGTCCTCAAATTTTTCGCTTATTTCTTGGTCATTCATAAAGCACCTCCTGCTTGTAATAAAAAAAGGCAAAATAAAAAGAGTCTTTAAAACTCTTAATTTTGCCTTTTACTAATATTCATTTATGTCGTAAAAGTTATCTATTTCGACTTAAGTTCTTCTAAATTAGCCTGGATATCCATTAATAAATTCCACATATCCTGATTAGTGATTTTATTTTTATCCTTTGTTTTTCTATCATTATTCCTTTGGTCTCTTGCTTTCTTTTCTATATCATCCTGAGATTGCACTACACTAAAGCCTTTATCATCCTTATTAACTTGCAATTATGGTCACCTCACCATTCCTTATTACATCATTTACTGTTTTTATAGTAAAGTTACCAGCAATGCTGGATTTAAATTCAATTGTTGCCTCTCCATTTACTGGGGCAACGGTCTGCTGTGTACCATTAACATCAAAAATTATTCCAGTTGTATAATCCGTGGCTGGTGTATCATCATAATTAAAAGTTTTGGCTGTTATTACTGCTTTATCAACTCCATCTGCAGTAATAGTGCTTTTATCGACAGTTAAGGTAATATAATAGCCTATAAAATTTCCACCTGAATATGATGTTCCCATTAGTTTAAAGTCGAATGAATTTATTTTAATTCCATTACCTTTATATAATTCTCCAACTTCCTTAACTTCTGTTACTTTGTTATTAGTATTTATTTCTGCTATAAACATTTTTAACCTCCTTAATTAAATTCTATTAAATACCATTGGATTAGTTTTTCAGTACTTGGATACTGTAAAATGTGTAATAAAGTGTTAGAAGTTATACCTATTGCAACTAAATGAGATATTGATTCTGTTGCTGTATTATTAGATGTATAACTATAAAACAAAACACATTTTGTTGTATCTACGCTTGAAACTGTTATATTATCAACTGAAGCTGTTATTTCTTTTACACCACTTTGAATATTTTTTACATTATTGAATTCAATAACTTCCCAATAAATATCAAAAGTATTTCCAGTTGCATTCTTCTTTAATGTTACAGTTGTTGAATTTGTCAATTCAATGCTTGTTAAGTTATTTCTTATTTGTGAGTTTGTTTCTGTGTAATTTGTTACTTTTATTCTTACTATAGCTTTTGTTGTGTCTACTGGGGAAATTGTTATTGGATAACTTGTATTATCAATTCTTGCATAACCTCTTTGAATACTTTTGATATTACTTCCACCTATCCCAATTCCATGACTTTTTAAAACGCTATCTATGTCCATCATGCCACCACCTTAGAGGTTATTTTCCCATTGGCATCATATGTTATAGTCCATGTCTTAGTAGCAATTACTGTGGTACCTAAATTATCATAGAATTGCCATGTGTCGGTTGTGTAATTAGGTGAAGTGCCACCGCTTAAAGTTGACTTCATGTACAACGTTCCATCTGCTCTTTTATATTGCATTATTGTATAAATACCATTTGCATCAACGGAACTTGCGTATGCATTATAATCAGATAATTTAACATTAATTGCATCAATACTTGAATTAGTATTATTTTCAAATGTCGTATTGTCTGCCGAAAGCGACGCTAAATTGTTGTTAACTTCATTTACTGCCCCTACCAGATTAGATTTCTCAGTTGTATTTAAACTAGTTAAAGCACCAATCTCATTTTGTAAATTACCAGCAACATCACCGCTTAATTGGTTTTTTACAGTATTAAACCAAGTAGTAAACTCATTTTCAAAATCTACCTCTTTGGCTTGAAAACCCACTGTATACTGATTAAATAAAGTAGTTAAATCTATTTGATCTACTGTACCATGAACAATTCCGCAAAAATTATTATCTAGCCTTAAATCGGTTATATTTGCCTGGGTAATTTGTGTAGCTCCAGCTGCAACATAGATATCAGCTAGTCCTAATTCGTAGCCGTCTGCATCCCTTTGTAATGTAGGGGCTACTGGAGAGCTTGCAAATGTACCTTTTTTTACAATAGAATTTATTGCTCTGCCTGCAGTATCCATTCTTAAAACTATTCTATCTATTCTATTTAAAACCCCATCCGCTACATCTATAGGCAAAATTAAATCACTGTCATTTAGGTACATGTATCCATTAATCCAACCTGCCCCGGCTTTAACCGTTACTGTCATATCACCATTAGACATCACCTGAAGGTTGTTGCTTGGATTAGGGAATACTCCATTACCAATAAACTTTGCAAAATATACTGCAAAATCAGATGCCAGGTATTTTCTATCTCCATTTATGCTATTAAAAAAGCTGCTTTTTTCCATATGATCACATCCTTATCTAACCAACTTTTTTGAATTCCTTTTAAGTATTGTTAATAAGTTAGGAATATTAGTGCCAAATGTAGCTTCAATACTATTCCCTGTAGTTTCGTATATCTCTTTCAATTCAACTATTTGGCAGTCCATTGTAATACCCCATTTTTTACTTTGTGCAGTTACCATATCACCAAGATCATACTCCTGTTCATAAATAAACGAATTATCTGGTATTATTTGAAATTCAAAAGTCTGTATTTCTTTTAGTTCGTTTAATTTTTGAGTGCCTTGTGTAGTAAGTTCTGTAATATCTGCAGCTTGTGAACAATCTAAAAAAGTTTCTAATCTTTCAAATCCAGTAATGCTACCAATCTGCTGAATCAATCTATTAGCATCATCACCCTGTCCCCCTGCATATCCTACATTTGCAGTATTCAATAGGCTTTGAATAAAATGTTGATTTTTAATATTATCAAAATCTGTACTAAAAATAACTGGAGGAAGTATATCCTGATCCACAGTCAAGCTTCTCCCTATAAAGGTATTAAATATCCATGCACTATTCTCAAAATCAAGAGTTACATCCCAACCTATTTGTGAATACTCTCCTATTTCTATAAGCTTATCAGATAATACTTCAAACCTGCCTCTCCATGCATCCTGTTGACCTCTTTGTTGGTCTGCTGCTATAACAATCTGAGTTATCTTTCTATTTGAATCAGATGGATTTACTACATTATTATTAACAAAGGCTTTCATAATAGTCTCTATGCTTCCATTTTGGCTGTCATAACCGTCTCCACCTGTTGGAGGTACAATAAGCCTCCTACTCATAATACCTTTTAAAGAAGGCCCTTTTATTATTAATGTGTCAGTACTTTCACCGTTTTCATCTACTTCATTTTCACGGTGCATTATAATTCCAACTTTATTTAATCCGCTTCCGAGTAATATTAGATTATTTTTTATCAGCTTTTCAGTATGGTTTTTATTAATATTTATATGAAGCTCAAATTCACCCACTTTATAAAATCGTCTTATAAATTGTAAGCTCTCATAATCATCTATTTCCCCAAGCAGTTCAAACTGTGGGGATATAATTCTTATAGGTACATTCTTCATTATTACACCCCCACATATTTAGGAGTAAAATATATTGCAACTTCTAAGTTATCAATGCCAGTTTCAGCATCATATCTTAAAAGGTTGTCCCCAGGTGCCAATTGTATAAATGTTGTTTGTAAATCTATATAGTTAAACACATTTGTGCTTACACCATTATGGATCATTTCAACTTTTTTATTTCCAAACTCTGTATTAATAACAATCTTATCACCCGCAACTAATGTTCTTTTAACTTTAATAAATTCCTGTGTGTAGACATTTAAAATACTTGGATTAACAACACTAGCTAGAGCTGTAAATTCAACTCTTATTCCACATTCAATGTCACCATTATTAAAACAATTTGCAATAAGAGTGCTCATTCTGTGTCCCATTTCAATACCTGTATCATTTGGAATTTCAAATGTAAATTCAAAATCTCCAACCCAGTCGGCCATCTCTTCTTTTATCTCATCAATAGCCTTCCAATAAGGATCTGGACAATAGAATTGAATTTGAAACTCCTGGGCTATTGAGTCCCCATTTTTAAATGTGGGAATTTCCTGAACAGTGCAATTAATTTTATAAGTTTCAGTGTCATTTTCATATATTAATACACCCATTAATTTGGGATTAAGCACAGAACAAAGCCACTTACGTTTTATTAAGGTATCTTCATAAGAGATACCTATGACAGCACCATTGGCTACAGGAGATCTTTCATCAAAAAGAGTATCTTCACGTGTTACTCCATCCTGCCCAGGAGCTTTACTTGTAAGCATAGTAGTTTTAGGAGTACCAGTATCAAAATCAGATAAATAGAAAGGGCCAGAGCTGTTTAATTCTACGCTCTGACCTCTTGAATTTGTATATGTTAATTTTTCCATATCATCACCTTAACGAACAGTAAAAATTGCTTTCCTGAATAAAACTTCATCCTGCTGCCTTTGCTCTGCCGGGCTTGCCTTAGTAGGGCTGTTATGCGTAAAGTTAAAGTTATTGGTTACTGAAGTCTTTGAATTATTTGTAACAGAATTTTGTGTGTTTGAAGATGGTATATTATTTTCTCCTACTGCAGCATCTGCCATTTGCATAACACTTAAAGCACTGTCCCTTGCGGAACTAATTTCAGCAGTTATACTTGAAATCATATTTTTTATATTATCTATTGCCGGTTTAAATCCTTCAGCAAGTCTATCACCCAATGTCTGCCCAGCTGCCTTATACTGATCTCCATAGGAATTTAATAAGGCCACAATTTCATCCTGGTTATTTTGCATAATCATTTTTTCAGCTTCAGCATTTAAGTTTGCATCTGAAAGCTTTTTATCATAAAAATTCTTTAAGTCTGAAAGGCCTTTTTGCAAATAAGCCTTTTGTGTATTATAAATATTTTCAATGTCCTGCTTTTGCTTTTCTGCATCAGCCTTTATAGTATCCATTTGCTTTTTAAGGGATTCCTTCTTATCTTCAATGGCCTGTTGCTGTAATTTTTTATTGTAGTCAGCTGTTGCCTGATCAATCTGTTTTTGAAGTTCCGCTTTATTATAATCATTATGTTCATAGGCAAGGCTGCTCTTAAGTTTATTAATATTATTTAAATCATTTTGATTACTTTCTGTCCTGTCTTGCATTTTCTGCTGCTCATCCAGAGCATCACTTTCAGCCTGCAGTGCTGCTATTTTGGCATTTGCAACATCATCAATAGCTTTTTCACTTGCATCTTTCCACTTATCTAAATTATCTAACTGCTCATTTAATGAATCCTCCTGAGCCTTCTCTTCCTCAGAATATTTTTTCTTAAGTGCATCAACTATCTGACTGCTTAAATTATTTACGCTTTCAACGAAGCTCTTTTTATCCTCTAATTCCTGTTGCAAAGCCTCTTTAGACATTTTGGCAATACGTTGAATTTCCGCAATTTCTTTATCAGCCTGGTCTTTACGGAGTTGAATTTCATCACTTATAGCTTTCTTTTTTTCATTATATTCATCCTGAATAGCATATCTATTGCTACCTTTTACACCTCTAAGGGCAATAGATTCCTCATTGCTAAGATTTGAGAGCTCATTATTTAAATCCTTTATATTCTTTGAAGATTCATCTTTTATATTCTTTATTTTCTCAGATACTAAATCAGCTACTTTTTTTGCTGCTTGTGCAGGATCCTCAGTGTTATTGAAAGCATCTGTTAATGACTGCATAAAATCAACATCATTAATACCTTCAGCTATACCAAGACTAATATTTTTACCAACTTCATCACGAAAAACCCTGGACGGAGAATGTATTCCAAGTAATGCCTTTACGCCACTAAGAGCATCACCGGCTATAGCTTTTAAAGTGTTTAAAATTCCACCGCCGGCAGCTTTTAATCCGGCGATAATACCATCTATGATATTACCTCCTAGCTCCCCCCAATTAACAGCTTTTAAGCCGTTCCATATAGCTTGCACTATTTGAGGGAGTGCTGCCACTAATTGCGGTATGGCCTTAGATAAACCCCCTATGATAGCAACAAGAATCTGTATTCCGGCTTGAATAAGTAGTGGCGCATTTTGAGCTAATATCTTTATTATCTCAGTTACAACTTTAACGATAACATCAACGATTTGAGTTATATTATTACTTATGCCTTGAACTAAAGATACTATTATTTTTACTCCTGCCATTATAATTGCAGGCAAATTATCCACTATTGCAGTTAAAATAGTTTGAATTAATTGTATTACTTCTGGAATTAATATGGGTAAGTTCTGATCTATTCCATTTACAAGAGCATTAATAATCTGAACTGCAGCTTTTAATAATGCCGGTAAATTTGTAATTATAGCTTGTATAAGATTACTAAGCAGTGCGGTGCCGGCAGCCATAAGCATTGGTATTTTACTAAGTATACCGTCGGTAAAACTTTGTATCATAGAAGGGCCTTTTTTAATAATCATATCGAAGAAGCCATTCAGCTGGCTCCCGAACTGAGTCTGTGCTAATCCGAGTCCGACCAATAACACACCAATTAATGCCGCTGGTCCGATTATTTTCAATCCTGAGCTAACTAATAGCTGTAATCCTGAAAATACTTTATCTCCTATACCTTTAAAAGCAGCAGTAACTTTAGGAGCTTCAGCACCAATTGTTTTTGAAATAGTTCCAAAAATATTTTTTACACCTTGAGGTATAATTCCAGATACTTTAGACATTCCTCCTGAAATTTTACTGTTAATGCCATCAATTACAGGGGTAATATTACTTCCATATCTTATTTTCTCTGTCATCCACTCAAAATTATTGCCTAGCTCTTTAACCTTAGGACTAAGCTTTTCAAACGCTGACATACTGCTAAGTTTTGTAAATGTTTCATTTGCTGCGCTTCCAAGGCCTTTAAAACTAACAACTCCAACTTTACCAAGTTCACTAATGCCTTCTATGCCTTTGCCAATGCCCGCTTCAAACTTGCCTGTTGCCTCTGTCAATTTACCAAAAATAATTATGCCTGGTCCTAAAGCCGCTAATGCACTGCCTATTCCAACTAAATTTTTTATTTTTTCTGGAGTAAGATTATTTACAGCATTTGCGATATTGTTTATGGTTGTCCCAAGTTTGCTACTCTGATTTTCACCATTTAATGCTTTATTTAATGCTACAAGATAATCATTTAAACCTTTAGTACTTTGCATGACAGAGGGTAAAAATTTACTTCCTAAAGTAGTTGCTATTGTTTCGAGATTTAATTTTGCAACTCTGCCCTGGTTAGCAAAACTATCATTAAGAGTTCTCGCAAAGTCTCCCTGTGCATCCTTGGTTACGGATAACAAGTAATTATATCTAAGTATTGTCTGTTCAGATTGTGACATCTCTTTATACGGCTTCTTAATTCCTTCTGACAATGCATATGCTTCAAGGTTAGCAACATCCATATTTATGCCGAGTTGTTTCAAAGGCATTGTTTCCCCAGATATACCAGCCCTAATCTTTTCCCACATATCGGAAGTCCCTATATTGTAGAAAGAGCTCATATCACCAGTTAATTGAACCAAAGTTTTAGACATATCTCCAGCTTTTTGTTCAGTTACACCGGATGATTTAAGCATGGCACCCATGAAACCTACCCACTGGCTACTAGCTGTTTTACTTATACCTGCACTATTTGCTGTTGTATTCGTCCATTCCTCAATTGCTTTAGACGACTTTTTAAATGTATTTTCTATTACATTCTGTGCTTCATTTAAATCACTTGCTTTTTCAGCAAGTTTTACCATGCCCACACCTGCAGCCGCAAGAGGAAGAGTAAGATGTGTTACTAGGCTTTCACCAACTTTAGTTAATCCTTCACCAAACCTGGATATATTTTCGCCTAATTGTGACAGCTTAGAATCTGTCTCCTGAGCTTTCTGATTAATGTTTTTAAGTTTATCTTCTACTCCATTATCATTTAGAACTACTCTGCCGAAAACACTAAACAGTTCCACAATTACCCTCTCCTTTCTTCCAAGCTGCTATAATCTTTTCAGATTGTGTAAATATCTCTTCTTTTGTTTTTGCATTAAATAAATCTTCACTATTACTGGAAGGAACATTTAATAGGCTTTTTTTATAGTCTTTAAATCCAATAAAGGTTTTACCATCCATTCTTGCATAATCAACTAGCCAGCGCTGCCATAATTTATTCTCAACATCCTGATTATTTGCATCAATTAATAACTTAGTTACTGTTTTTAACTTCATTTTTGTATTAAAGTTAATTCCATAATAGCTATGAAGCAGATAAATTGTCCTTGAATAACCTATTCCATAGCTTGTTTTAAAAAATCTACAGTATCCTTATCAGAGAATATCTTCTTTAAAGAATTAATTGTTGTCATAAAATTTTGTGATTTAATTTCTTCAACTGTTTTTTCTTCAAAAATAGCAACTATTTCAAAAACTTCATCTTTAACTTTTGAAGAATTTTTTAAAATATATTTGAAGACAGCAATTCCCACAGTTTTGCTGTCTACATTTTTTTTACTTTGATTTTCTTTTCTAATTTTTTTTAAATACTCTTCAGCATTCAATTTGTCATATAAATCAACTACTATAGGTAACATGTCATACACTTTTTCAGTAGAAACCATATTATTTACCTCCTAAATATAAAAAAGCACCCTATTAAGAGTGCTTTAAATTAAATATTTGCTACGCTTGTAGTTGCAATATTTTCTAATACCACGCCACTTGCAGATTGTACTTGCTTACTTGTATCAGCAGGTTTCGTGTATGCAACTGTAACCGCCTGTCCTGTTGTTGGTGCCGTTGTAAGTGTAAGTTCAATTGTCTTTGTGTCAGTTCCTCTCACAGCAGCTGTAATTACATCATCTGATCCTGCAACAGTAACCACAAATCCATCCATAGGTACTGTATCAGTAACTGTATCACTCATTGTTAATACTACCTTGCCAGCGCTAACTGCAGCACTAACTAAATTAAATGCCACCATATCAGCTAGCTTTGGATAATAAATTTTATATGGAAGTGCTGTTGGAGTTGTTGGATCAGCATGAGCTGTAAATGTAACATCAAGGGTATTATCCTTGCTGTCCTCAGCCTTTAATTGCAAGCCATCCAAACACAGTGCATTTTCAATTAATATTATTACCGGTTTATTGCTTCCTGAGATAGTCCCAACCCAGGCTATATTTTTTATATAATCGCTATCTTCAATAATAGTTTTACCAGTTACAATATCATAATTGGTATCAGAGGCAGTATCTATATTTGCTATAAGAGTAGCCTTTAGAATTTCCTCTGTTATTTCAAGGAATTTGCACTTTAACGTTGTTGTTATATCATCTATAACTTCTAATCCCTTAGCATTAGCAGCTTTAACTCCATCAACTTTTATCTGTCTTATTTTCGCCTTAGCATCAAACTCATTTCCTCCGGATGTGGCTCCTATAACAGCCTGATCAGGTAAGCCAAAATTTTTATATAGTGCACCCGCATCCAAAAGCAAATGATTCATGGTCTTTTGATTAAAACCAGTAGTTGTCACATTACTTGTATCTATTGGCATTTATATCATTCCTTTCTATAAATCTTTATAATATATCGTAATTGTCTTCTCCTGATTTCCACGTCAGGATCCGGAATATTTAACTTATATGGTGTATTTCTATAAACTTGAATACAATAATCATTTGTAGTTTCATTTAGTCTTTTAAAAATTTTATCAATATTGTCTGCAATACTTTCAACCTGCGCTTTTGAATGATTCTTATCCCATATATCAATTTCAAGCAAATTAAGTTCACCCCAACCATTTGGTAATGTATTGGGAAACTTAATCTGTATTCTTGGGTATGGGGCATCACTTGGGATATAATCTGTATATGGCTTAGATTCAACATCCTTAATTTTATCAATTACATAATCATATAAATCTACCAATTAATCACCCCATTTTAACTTTGAGGACCTCTCCTATTATGTCCTCTATTTTTCTTACATTATCTGTTATTGCAGGTTCTATAAAAGGCTGTGCCTTCTGTTTAGAACTGCCCTTCTCTACATATACTGCATATGGCGCCTCATTAGTAGCCCCAATATCAACTTCATTTTCATTAGGTACATCAAATGTTGTACTTCTTCTCATATTTCCAGTAAGTACCGTTGCCCTTAATTGAGCCTCTGCAGTTCCAAAGAGGCCAATGTTATTTAATGCCTCTTTTTTAGCCTCTCTATATGAATCTAGAACATTATTTAAATTAGATTTAAATGCCATAGCACATCACTTCCATGTAGTTATCCCAAGGGATAATTTTTCGTATTTCATAGTTAATATTTCCATTTTTTAAAGTTAAAGTTTTCTTTTTATTTTCAACTAAATCAACTATGTCATTATCAATGTCCATGAAAACACGTTTAGTAACTTCAATATTGAATCCATAGTCCTTTTGTAATTTTTCTGTGCTGTATGGCTGCATATCACAGTTAATATTTGTTTTTACTTCTTGGAGTACTTCCTGAGGATCTCCGTGTGAATCCTGAATACTAACTGTTTGATATATTCCTACGCCATATTTATTGCAATACATAAAATCACCCCATCATTTTTACAAATGGAGGCGGAAGGAGTATTTTCACATCTTCGGTAAGACCATCAACGTATGTTCCCTGCCTGCCGCCTTGCACAAATTGCTTCAAGCCTTCATTACCCTTCTTGCTTAAGCACTCTGCCACATATTCAATAACTGCATCAGGATAAGTTGCAGCCACGTCAACTGTGTCAGCAATATTCAAATAATTTTTAATTAATACACATGCTCTGCGAATATAAATATTTAAAATGCTTTCATTCACATTTGTAAGTGTTTTTAAATCGTCCAAAGCAGCCATCTAATCACCTACCCAAAATAAAAAGAGAGTGATTATTTCTTTTCACTCTCTATCGCCTGTAATACTGCAATCAGCTCCTCTTTTTTCATGCCCGAATAGCCTTCAATACTTTTGTCTTTAGCTACTTGCTTAAGATCATTTAAAGTATAAGAATTATAATCAGGTTTAACCTCTTCCACTTCTTTAAATCCATGGGCTTCAAGTTTAGTCTTCTGTTCTTCCGTCTCAACAATTCTAACAACATTTAAATTTTGCATTTTAAACATTAAACAAGTGCCTCCTTAACATTTGCAAATATTCCGTCCAATTTATTATCAGGTATCCAAATGTCATGATATTTTCTATAGTCGAGTTTATAACCATCTGCATCCTGAACTACTGAAGGATCAAATATCTTCATATTATCAGTTTTACTTACAGCTATAGGAGCCTGCTGTGCAATTAAAAGCCAATTGATAGTCTTAGCAGCTGCATCTGCAACAAATCCACCAGCTGTTTGCCCAGCAGTAGTACCATCATTAAAAACATATAATGTTTTTAATCTTGCACTTGGTACCGAAATAATTGGGCAGTCGTTTATTGCTCTGACTTTCAAGTTAACCTTACCCTGTGTAAAGTCTACAACTGATAATTGTTTACTAAGCTCTGTTGAAGTCTCCAGGATGTTTTTAATAAGCCCACTCATAACAATTATTAGAGGAACATCATCCCCTATTCTGTCCTGAACAGTTGCTATGTCTGCCTTAATTTTAGAAAGTATATCTGCAACAGCTGGAGTATACCCACCTAATGCATAACCAGCACCTTTTGCGATTGCAAGCTGAGATATTTTGCTGTATCTATATGCATCAACTTCTGGAATAACCTTAAGTTTCTGGAATTGTGCCATTACACTTGAAGCATTAACAACAAAATTACTTTCATTTACATCCATACTGTCAAGAACAAATTGTCTGCCTCTATCCTGTGTCATTGTCTTTGTTTCATATTCTAATGTAACAGCTCCACCAGGATAACCTGATGATCTGCTATAATTACCAAGTCCATCCAGTGACATTTTAGGTATTTTAACTTCACTACCTCCGTTATAAATAACTTGTCCGGCATTAGCTTCCATCCATCCGGAAGTTGCCCCTTGAATCATTTGCTCATCTAGAGCCTTCTGAAAAATTGTTGCATAACTAATATTATTTGGCATTTTACATTACTTCCTTTCTTTATTTAATTCCAAATACTGAATTTACTTGAGCTTGTACAGCTTCATCAGTTAAATTTCCACCGCCATGACCACCTGGTTTATAAGTATCTTTTAAAATTTCAGTCTTAAGAGCTTCATCATGTTTTGTAAATATATCACCTAAAGTCTTAAGATTTTTGTTTGTAGTGTCTTCATCTTCACCAACTATAAAATTTACCAAGTCAGTTGGCAGTTTCTTTTCTGTCATTTCCTTCAGAGCCTTATTAGTTAGATCCTTTTTTAAAGCCTCTTTCTGCATATCCTCAAACTGTTTTTTTAATTTTGCAATCTCAGTGTCCTTTGGATCAGCATCTGGATGTTGCTTTTTGTACTCTTCATCAACAAGTTTTTGAAGATTATTTTGTTTCCAAGTTTCAAAAGACTTTTTTGAATGCTTATCCTTTTCACTGTCCATAAAGGATTTAAAGCCTGCATCACTTTCCAATTTAGATTTAAAAGCATCTAGTGTTAAACCACTATTCACAAGCGCCTTACCTAAATCGCTTTTAGATATTGTCTCATCGATATTGTCATCATCTTTTAAGGCTTCAATCAATTTTGTTAATTCACTTTTTTTCATTTTATACCTCCTATGTCCTCTCAACCCATAAATAGACTAAGAACACATTTAATTTTTTATATTAAAAAGCACCCTTCTGAGTGCTAATTAACTTTAAAATTATAATTTCAAACTCCTTTATTATTAAGCCATTGGTTATAATCTTCATAATCAATAATATTCTTGTTTTCATTATTTTTTCTTACACTTGGGTCCCATCCTACAGGAGGGACATTTATATATAAACATCTGCAGTTTGGATGCAAAGGAATATCTGGCTTAGTAGTATCATCAATATTATATTTATTTCCATCAAGTGAAGAGCAATGATCACAGGTATTACGCTCTAATGTTGCACTATATATCTGCTGTTCACAACCTGTAGTCTTTCCAATATCATCAATAGCTTGGCTTTGCACCCTTGCATTTTCTGTAATTACAAGGCGCTGACTTTCATAAGCTCCAACATTAAATACAGTTTGAATGTCCTTCCCAAGCTTGTCTATTGTTACATTCCCATCCATTGCATCAATAATACCTTGTTTAACTTTATCAGCTACTGCAATTTTATTAACCCATATTCTATCAGAAAAGACTTCACCATCAATAGGGTTATTTACAGCTGCTTTTATATATTCAGGCTTTATGACATCAAATTTAAGATTTGTCTTAATCCCATAATCCATAACGTAGGCATTTTTATAATAAGTATCCATATAATTTTTCTTTAAAATACTTTTAACTTTACTTATTTCCTCATTACCCATGTTTTGAGCCATATCCTTAAGTTTAGAATTTAGTTCATTAATAACCTTATTTTTTTGATATGGTGTTAATTTCAATAGACCATCTGCAGCATAAGAAACATATAAAAGCCCTAAATATTTATGCATTTCATTAAGGTGTTCCTTTTGGTTCTTATATACAGTCTGCATTTGTTCATCAGCAAAATTATCAGCATCAATTTTAATTTGCTCAATCATTTTCTGATATTGTGGATCTATATTTGTCATTATGCAGCACCAACCTTACCAGCATTATCTAAAATACTTTTGCCTACAGAATTTGCTTTATTTTCTTTTTCCAGTTCCTTCATTTCATTGTCCACATTATCAACAAAACTTAGTTGTGCAAGGCCTGTTTTTGTTGATAACTTGCCATTAAGCTGGCTTATTATCTGGCTAGTCATTAAATCATCAGTTGGAATATTGGGTGTAATTTTTATATCTATATCCTTCCAATCATATTCCTTCTCTTGTTTTATTTTTAAATAAATAAATAAGAATTTAAGCCTTATCTTTATACAATCTGTAAGGGCCTGAATATTGTTTGTACATTTTTCTTCAAGTGCAATAAGTCTATTTCTTAATGCCAAGGAGCTTGTATTACTAACAAGTTTTTCATTGTTATTTATATGGCTTGCCAGTTGGTACATCTTATCTTCAAGGGTATTTAATGTATTTTGTACAAAGCTATCATTTATTTCTTTAATTAGCCACTTTGCATTGGCTTTATCACCTGGCAATTGCATAACACCAAGTTTTTTCATTTTATCAAGATCAGTTTCACCGTTTTCGTCAGGAATTTCATTCAATTTACAATTCATAAAAACTAAATATGCATTTCTAAAATCACTTATTTCATTTACCATGTCGCTTATGTTAGTTTCGTAGCCATCCTGCAGTCCTTTTATAATTGAATACAGGCTTTCTGAAATTGTACCTATTTCCACTAAGCTTACTGGAACCCTGCCAAATACGTTAGCATCACTTTTGCTGTCTTGAATCTGAGAAAATTCATTTCCTATTACTGTATAATGAGTTATATCATCAGAAGTATAAACATCAGCATATATAGTTTTTGTTTCATCAAATTTCTTAGTAAAAAATCTAATAAACAATTGTATATTACCAAAGTCATCTTGTAATATATAGCTATCAAGAGGGGTACAAATTAAAGTATTAAACAACCCGTCAGAATCAATATAATAAAGCTCATATGCTTCATTGAAAATTAATGACTGTTTACATAATTCTTTATTGTGCTTTTCTTTCCAGTGCCTAAAATTTATTCTTAAATCTTCAATTACATCTGAGTTATCAGTATGGCTTGAATAAGTTATTTTATTACCACAGCAATAAGATGCTTCTTCGTTTATAAATTTCTGTATAAAATTACAATTTACTTTTGTATTAGCTCTCTTTGTAATCATCTGGTAATTTTGCAATGCATCCGTTTCCCCGTCATAATAGCGTTGCATATTTAAATAACTTGGCTGCTTAAAATCAAAATCCTGCTTGCATTTTTTTAGCAAATCTAAATCTGCTGGCATATTTGCACCTCCTTATATACCTAATTTTCTACGATCATAGAGTTGAACTGTTTGTATAACCTCTATATTTTCTATTCTATTTACAAACTCAGCAGTAATATCCGGAGCATCATCATGTATTGAGAACTTTTGTCCTGCAAATTCTTTAATCTGATTTGTAAATTCAGTGTCTTCTTCAGCAAAAATAATCTGACCTTTATTCATTGCTGGAATAATTGTACTGATTTTATCATCCTTATTCTTACGCTGCATCTCATTAATAATCTCAATATTTCTATATCTTAGAACAGGATCCTTATTAATTTTAAGCTCCAGTTGGTTTGCATCAGCACCATTAAATGTATTTTTTTCAATATACACATGAGTAATATCTGTAAAAGCTTTTAAAAGCTTTATTCCATGATCGATATAATCGTCAAAATTGGTTCTGGCATTAATTTTTGCTAATTCTGCTTTACGCCCATATTTCAAATTAGTATCAGCTTCAGAGCCAACTAAAAATGCACAAAAATCTGATTTTCCATTATCAGTACTGGCCGGATCCATTAAAAGCATTGTTTTTGTAAAATTATGCGTTTCAATTTCTTTCCTTGGACGAGTATTGACAACTTTAAACCACTTTTCCCCAATACTATCAACATCACCCTGAACTTCCTGCTTAAAACTAGCCGGATTTTCATAGTACTGCAGGGCCATGTCAAGACAATCCCAAAATTCGGCCCATAATAATGAATATTGCATTCCCTTCTCATGTTCCCAGTAAAATTCTTTGGCATCATCCAAATGATTTTCATTTTTAAAGTTAAAGAGAATATCTTTAAACTGTTTCCATAAACCTGAGTTAAAGTAATGATCAAGTCCATTAACTTTTTTACCTTCAGAATCTATAAAATCATCTATAAGAACACCCTTATCTTTTTTAAACTTCCATGTAGGTTGCTTTAAAAGCCTTGAATAGAAACATTCTTTATGTTGTAAAGTACCAAGGGCAATTAATGTAGTGCCTTTTTTTATGGTTTTACCATTTCTAATAACCGGCTTTTGAACTGCAAACTTAACATCATCACTAAATCTCTTCCACTTTTTCTCCCTAGCCTCTTCAGTTCTTACATCATCCTCACTTTGATAATCATCCAGAATAATTAAATCCGGTCTACAGTTATCATACTTACGGCCACGCATTGGACTTGAACTTGCAATTGCTTCTACAAAGGTTTTATTAGTAAATTCAAGTTGTGTACTATTGCAAATATATCTTTTATCACTATCATCTAAAAGTTTTCCAAATGCTTTTTCAATATATTGGTTATCTAAAAAAGCATTTTTAATATCTTTAATAAATTTCTCAGCTGTTTTACCAATATCAGAGCATATCAAAGAATATTTTTTTAATTCATATGCATGAGCCCAACATGTAGGCCCAAAATTACCAAATGCACTTTTACCAGTTCCTCTTGGTTCAATTCTACCAATTTGATTAGCTCCATCCCCTGATATTGATTCTTGTATATCTTTCCAGAGTCTTCTATGAACATCAGCAATAGGAGCGGCAGCATTTGTTTCCTTAGGTAAAAATGTATTCTGAAGAAAATACATACAGAAAAACTCTAATGATCTTTTACCTAATGACCAGGCTAAACCATGATAATCAAACAGGTGAAACTTATATTTGTGCATAAATTCTTTTGCTTTATCCTGACCATATTCTTTTTTTAGATATTTATATAATAATTGCCTATTTTGCTTTTCTTCATCATACATTTTGTCACCTTCAATTCTAAATTTTTAAAGGTGCCTGTCTCAATTTCACCAAGCACCTTCTAGGAGGAAATTATCGGAGCTTCCTTTCAGATAGCCCCGAGGTTGAAAATTTATTATAGAAAATATGATGCCCAATCCCCCGATTCCCCAGGACTGCCAATTTAGAATGGTACCCCCTTTTCGCAACTTCGCTAAATAGAATTTTCACGAAGTTATTGTATGTTGATTAAATGGCTTAACCATGCCATTTATCTATTCTTCTTTGTTATCAACTTCGTTAAACTCCTGGTCTAGTATGTCATCATTAACCTTGTCTGCATTCTCTTTAGGGGCATTTGTCTCCACTTTTGTGGTAGTTCTCCCTAGTACTCTATCAATTAAATAGGTGTTAGCGTCTAGCCTAACCTTCTCAGACTTTGATTTAACTGCAATCTTCTTGATTCTCTCAACAGAACTGTTTAATTCAGCCAATAATATAGCATTGCCTTTAGATACAATCTCCTGTCTACGTCTGTCCAGCTCAGCCTTAAATTCCTCATCATCAAGCCAATTGTATATTGTTCCTCTGTTAACACCAACTAATTTAGCAACATCAGTAATAGCCTCACCTTTTAATAAATAGGTTATTGCCTTTTCCTTATTTTCATCTAACACTAACTACCACCTCTCCCTATTGAACAATTGAACAATATAATAAGCACCTAGAATTAACTAAGTGCCTCTTTGATAAATTTCTATGCTCTAATATTAACACAGCTAATATTATATTTAGCTAAGTTTTTTCTAAGTTTTTCCTTAGACAAATATTAGATTTATGAGTTTATTAATAATTTTACTTTTATACTGAATACAATAAACTTCATTCATACATACTCTTTGACATATTACTTTAAACTGAAGCTTATCAAAATATCTAAGCTTAATTATATTCATTTCATCTTCAGTAAGTATTTCTAGTGCATTATCTATTTTCTTTATTTGAACTTGTAATTTATGTTTTTTCTTTTCAAGTTCTCCTGGCTTATATGTTCTATTAACTATTTCATTTTCTACAGTGCTATTAAATTTATTTGTTGGTGCTGCTTTCTCTTCATATGAAATTGAACTGCAGCCATTGTATTCATTTTCTAGCTCTAATATTTCTAAATCTATATTTTTAATTTCTGCATGCATTGCTTTGTAATTATATAGCATTGCTTCAACAGCTTTATAGTAATTTATAATAATCACCTGCCTATCATTTTTATACTATTTTTAGCATAAAAGCACCTCTTTTTGATTAAAATATACCTTCATTTTGACGATTTTAAAAAATGCGTTTTTACTATAATAAGTATTACTTACAATTTATGTTTGCTTTTTGTAATAATTTTACTTATTTCTATTTTCTATTTCATCAATTTTCCTTTTAAAATCACTCTTTTTTACACTTAATTTTGCTAATTTAGTGTAATTTTTATCTAAAATAGCCTGCTTTTCTTCTCTTTCAATGCCTATGATATATTGCTTGTAAAGCCTTGTGGAACCTATGCTCATAGCATTTATTTCCCTCCTCAGGTTACATTTAAGTTACATATAAATGTAATCTCTTAACCCTTGGTATTTCAATGCTTACAATACTTTTTTGCAAGGTTACATTTTTGAAAATACATAATGCTTATGTATATATTATTAGTTTTAATAATATATCTCTCATGTATAATATATATATTTATTTTTATGTAACTTTGTAACTATATATATAAAAAGCCTTGAAAACACTAGGGTTAACCCGGTTACATTTTGGTTACATTTTTATTTTTGCACTTTTAATAAATTGCCCTTAAAGCCTTGGTATGTCTATCCTTAGCATGGTTACATAAACAGTTACATCTTTTAATTGAATGGAATTACATTATTATCAAGCTCCGTAACATCCTCTAATTCCTGCGGAACTATTGAACTTACATTTAGTTTTCTTAGCTTCTCCTTATTATAAGTATCAAATCTTACAGTCTTATTCCCAATTTTTATAACTTTATTTGATGTACCCAATAAATATCCTGACTTCATTGCCTGCTTTTTAAAATCTCTTAAACCCAGGGGAGTAATATCAGCTCCAACTTTATTTACATGCTCATGAATTTGATTAACCATTTCAGATGTTTTAATAAATATTCCATCACCTCTGTACCTAACTACATCTTCTGGATTGTAAGCTCTCCCATCTTCTATCATTTCATTGTATAAAACTAGCATTTGTTCAACTACTGAGTGAGCTTCGTGACCGCCCTCAAGTACTTCACTTTTTATATTTTTTACTATGTGTTCCATGTAACCTGTAATAGGTTTAATATTATGTTTTCTCAATAAAATGTTTAGGATTTCCATTCCCATGGCTATATTAATAGCTGTATTTAAAGGTCTATCCTTTAATTCATTTATACTCTCCTTTATTTTGTTTCTCATTTGAACATACTTATCAACTGATAAATTTAATATTACATAAATTAAATCCCTTCCTAGTTTATTTAATAACTTTTCATTTTCAATTATCCAATTCATTTCAATGCTGCTTTCTTTTGTTCTTTCGTTCTTAGATGTATAAATAATGCAGCTTCTTTCTATCAAAGGTTTTTCATTATTGTAATAACTTTCTTCTCCAGCAATTATTATTGGTCTGCTTAAATAGAAATTCTTTGATTTAAATGATTTATCACCCCTTGATACAGTAGAATCATCATATAAATTTCTTAAAATTTCACTTATTTTTGATATTTTATACCGATCCCACCTTGAAGGTTTATGTTCCTCATAAATCATTGAGTAATTTCCATCAGAAAGATCCTTAATTAAACTAAAGTTTGTGGCCAATCCAAGTGATTTAATTTCCTTCGCTGGATAATTAAGTATTGGAGCTATTACATTTTCTAGTATTGTACTTTTACCACTGCCAGCCTCGCCAACTATCATTAAGTGATGTAACTTATTTTTAGACTCTTTGCATTGCGCAACTGCCATATTATTAATGACAGTTCCTACAATGCTAATGGTTTTATCTGGTGTAGCAAATTTGAAAATATGATTTTTAATTTCTCGCAATTCCTCTTTTGTCAGGTCTTCTAAACCTGAAATTTGGACTTCATTTCTTCCATCACTTTTCATATTGCCATAAATTTTGTCTTTGCTAATAGCTCCATCATTAGATATAAATAACAATTTATTATCTTTAATTTTAAATTGTACTCCGTTATATATTTCTTCAACTTCCAGAGCAAAATATTTATTTATCCATGTCTTTAAATCTGTTAAATCATCAATTTTACCTTTAAAGGCAAGGTCCAATGTACCAAGAAAATTCTTAAAAGTTCTAATATCATCAAATACTGTAGAATATCCTATTCTTTCAATAGTTTCTCCTGTAGGAGATTTTAGAATAAGCTTTACACCTTCCTGGTCCTCATTGGTGAATCTTATCCTTGTAGCCTCAATTAACCTGAAATCTGTTAGGTATTTTTTTACTCTTTCTACCTCATCCTTTTTTGTTTTATAGAATATTTTATATATTCCCTTTGGATCCTGCTGTAGTTCATACTCTGACTTTAAATCTAGTGATCTTTCAAAAGCATTAAGCAAATCTTTATTTGTGTGCCCTGCTTCTATCCAGTCTGTTACATCTTTGTTATCTCCTAGATTTTTTAATCCTGGAAGATTGATAAATTTAAATTCAACAGAGCTTCTGAAAAGTGCTTTATAGATTTTCCATTTATATTGCTCTCCGGCTTCCCCAGTATCGCTACATACATAAATTCTTGCACCTTCTAATAATGATAAATCCTTACATCCTTTAATACTGGTTGCAACATAATCATGATTTTTAAGCATAGAATTTAGTGTATTGGCATCTTTTTCACCTTCAGTTATAATCACAATGCTTTTATTTTGTATTCCCTTAATAGTTTTATATAGATTATAAGGGAGTTCTTCAGTTCCCCTTTTATTAATGACCTTATCTCCCTCTAAATGGTAGTATGAAAGTTCCTTTTTACTATCATGATTCATAAATTTTGCTTTAAAATATGCTGTCTCTCCCTGACCATTAACAAATGGGAATATTCCTAGCAGCTCCTGACCTGTTCTAAATTTAGATAATTCCCATTCAATATATCCTTTTACTTTTTCAATCTGTTCTTCATGAATACTTTTTTCAACTGAAAGGCCTAAATATTCCCTGGCTTGTACATAATCAAATCCTTTAAGTTTCATAATAAAGTCAATCGCATCTCCGACTTCACTGCATCCAAAGCATTTGAATTTATATTTATTCTTATCAGGGAAAAACTTAACTGAAAGTGAAGGTGTTTTTTCATTGTGAAAAGGGCACTTAATGTACCCTTGTCTATTAAATTTTTCTCCTGTTTCTTTTTCTATTAATTCTTTTAAATCTATATCCTGTAAATCCACAATTTCACCTCTTTTCTTATATCAAATGATTTTATAAATTGGGATTTATTACACATTTTATACACATTAACACTGCCCACGCATCATGCTTTGCAAAATAATATGGAATCCTTTTTAAATAATATAGCCTTGAATGTAACTTCATATAATCACTATCCTTCCATTTCTGGACTTATATCCATATCTAATTCCTTTAAAAAATTTCTAACACTGTAATATAACTTTCTATAAATCTCAAAGCCAGTGTTGCTGCTGTCTGTGAATATGGTGTCATATAAATATAAATCTTGTATGCTTGAGAGTCTCCCAAGAAAAGCTTTAGGCTTGTACAAACTTCTGTATTTGCCTTCCTTTATATGCTCCATGCCGTTCTTATCTTCAATTATTAAGTAAATCTTAATACCTTTAGTCTTTGCCCTTTGAAGTTCACGTATGAGCCTTATATCGTCATGTGTGTCGGTTTCCTCTGCTAAGTTTCCAGCAAGTTCATCAATACTATTCTTTCTTTCTACTGCTACTGGGAAATATAAATCTCTGTATATTCCTTTTTCAGGGCATTTAGTTATTATTGCAGTGTAATCACCTTCGTCAATTTTTTGCTTTTTATATTCAATCTTATTCTTATTAAAATAATCTAAAATATGTTTGTTTTGCTGCTCTCTTGTGTCATATAAAATTAATAGGTTTTCTTTTAAGAGCTTATTTATTTCTGTTTCTGTAAACTTATAATGTATTTGCATTTATCCACCTTCCAATTTTATATTTTTATACTCACGTCTACGATTAAGAAGTTTTCTTGTATTCGTACCTTATGTTTTCTTCATTCAATTCTGCATAAATTTGAATAGTAGTTGTTGGTGTAGAATGCCCCATCAAACGTTGTAGAGCTGTAATACTCATTCCTGCATTGAGGCTATGATTGGCGAAGTGATGCCTCATTAAATGGGGAAAAACTGATTTAGTAAATCCTGCCCTTATTGAAATCTTTTTGATCTCTCTTTCAATACTTCTCCCACCTAACCTATGAATTTTGCCCTTGCTTGTAACAAATAAAGCCGGGCTATCATCTGTTCTTTCACCTAAATATTTTTCTAAAAGTATTTTGGATTTTACATTAAAATATACTTTACGTTCTTTATCGCCTTTACCGATAACATTTAAGCTTCGTTCATACCAATTAATATCTTTTTTATCTGTATCTTCTACTTCACTAAGGCGGCAGCCAGTGGATGCTAAAAACTCCAGCAATGCTTTTTCCCTATTGGTTTCGCAAACCTGTCTTAAAAGTTCTACTTCTTCATCAGTCAATGATTTTCTTAACCTTTTAGGCTCTTTAGTTTGTTTTATCTTTAACATAGGATTTTTAGGAATATATTCTTCTTCACGAAGCCATCCAAAAAATGATTTTAAGATAGTTATTTGACCGTTTTTACTGCTTGGCTTCATTTTCTTGCATCTTGCAGCTAAATACATCCGTAAATCATTAGTATCCACTGTAGCCAAAGGCTTTCTCAAATAGTTTGCAAATATTTGTAATTGGTAATTATAATCTTTTAATGTATTTATACTTAAACCATCAAGCTTTTTAACAGCAAGGTATATCTGCAATTTTTCTTTTACATCACTTGTCATTAATGATGTCTCAGTAGTGGTAATCTCATACTTGTACATTACTTCCTCTATAATGTCCCTAACCTTGAACTGATTTAATTCAGGGAACTCTAAAGATAATTTACCTATCAATTTAATAACCACTTCATCTTTACAATTTGTATTATACATAATACTTCCTCCTCTGTTGCCACTCTGAGACTACTATGCTATAATACAAGTATCTCAGGTGAGATTTAGAGAGCTGAAGGTTGTCCAGACTAGCAGCTCTCTATTTTATTTTTTATTATTTATGTCGCTGAAATTTTAGATTTTAATAATGCAATAACGCTATCTTTGCCTTCTTCTTTTTTCCAGTTATTACTAGGTGAAACAGTCGTCATTGCCCAAGTTATAGACTTACCTTTTTTTGATGTCTTAAGACATTTTGCAGCAGCTCCACATCCATCTTCAATTGAAACAATCTTCATATTTTCACAATTTATACATTTCATATTTTCCCTCCATCTAAATTAGTCTGTATTATTTCACTTCTTCTATAAAGCCTAATTTTTCTAATATTTTAAGGTACTGACTATCTGCAACTATTGTAGTATTACTGTCTATACTAATGATATATTTAATGTCATGGACAAATACTACAGCCAGTTCTCCCTCTGAATTTTTAAAAATTTTTGTCTTTGTAAACAATACAATTACCTCCTAACGGGATTTTCATAATTCGTAATATCATTTTTATAATGCGTTATATGATCTTTGCAATGTGACATTAGCAGATTTTTTCAAAATATTCTTCAAACATTTCTTTAGGTATTTCCATCCATGAACAACCTCTTTTGGTGTCTCTAGTAAGTCTAACTTCGCCACCCAAAAACTTATTATTTTCATCCTTGTCTATACTCCATATTTCTCCTTCGTTAGTGGTGTAATATTTATTTGGTATGGTGAAACCATCACCATCACATTTTTCTATTAGAAAGCTCTTTTTGCATTTTACTACGTTTGAAATATCAACTTTCCCATTCTCATCATAGACATCAAACCATTCGCCACAATATTCATGTAAGTTTTCACGTTTATTAAAAATCGTATCAAGCTTTTTAACTTGATATAAACGAAATCCTTCTTGTTTAAGTCCAGTGTAACTCCTACGGTAAAAACGGCTCATTCCATTAGCTTTGTATAAAGCTCTACCATCTGATATAATTTTTCTTTCAGGTATTATTGTTCCGTCTGTCTTTTCTATTTTAGGGATTATTTGTTCATATGGTTCTTTTCTTAAATAAAACATATTTTTACTTCCTTCCATATTTTTTAAAGTCGTGAAAATTTCAAAAATTGTGTCTTATTTATTTTGTTCTAGCTGTCGCCTGCGTTCCTCTATATCATCACTTAATTCTGCTTCTTTTAATGCCCAATTTAACCCACCATATCCATTTAGTGAACAATTGTCATATATACGTACTGCCTTACCACTTTTCCCAACTGCCCATTTTTCTGTTATTATAAGATGTGAATTTCGGCACTTGACCGCTTCCCCTTGATTACTATGGGCTTTTTTACAAACAGGGCAACGATACCAAGTTTCAATTTGTGCCAACCTTTATCACTCCTTCACAATATTTTCATTTAAATTCCAACCTGTTTTTACCCAAATATGGCTTCGGAACATCCATGAAAGCAATCATTTTATCACTACCACCAAAAGTACATTTTTTAGCATCAAACCAAAACATATATACCGCAGAACTTTTATCATCACAACATAAATATTCACCGTTTTTGTCTGGCAAATCATCACCTTTAAATTCAGATTTCCATCCTGTATTATCCTTAAGAAAATGTTTAATTGGCATATATGCAACAATTCCATGTCTATTTTCATCTGGAAGAATTGCATTTAATGTTATATATCGACTTCCATCAACTCTCTGCCATGTCAAAAGGCAATTTTGTATTACCCTTTCCGGCAACTTAGTTAACCATTCCATATTTTTATCTCCTTCGCATAATTTTCATGTCTCCGGCACTTAATATTATTTAATAATCGTTTGACCACAATCCTTTTTATCTAAATTACATCTATCTTCGCAATTCAGATTATCGCAATCGTTACAACACATATTCCCCATGTTTTTTTGATTATCACACTCAAATCCACTGCATAGTACCATTTCTATTCCTCCTTAATCTTATATCTTTTACATTTGCGCTTTCCCATAGTAACTCCAGTAAATGGAGACATATGTTTTAGGCAATCCCCTTTTGCTTTTGTTCTTGGCTTATTCCATTTTTTAAAGTACTCACATGTACCGCATTTATTACTATAGTCAACCATAAACTCACTCCTTAACTAGCTTTATCTATTCTTTTACCCAGTACCTGACTTAGCATTAATTCTTCGTGTACATAGTTTATAGCAGCTTCTACAAGATCAGTTGCAGTTTTATTACTTACAATCTGCAGAGATTCTAATTGCTTAACTGTATTTTCACTGAGCCTATAATTCTTTAATGTCCTTTGCCATTTTCCCACCTTCTTTTATTTACTTTGTAAAGACATATAATTTTCAAATCGTGAAGCTAATTAACTATTTATTTCTTTTTCTTCTTCTAAAGCCTTCAAATATAAAGGAATGCAGTAAATAAATTGAAGCCCTGAAATAATCGCAAGTATAAAAAATATTATACTAAAAAAGCCTAACACTTTATCTGCAATAACAGAAGTAATTGATAATAAAAGTGCACTCAATAAAAATAGCATTGTTTTCTTTTTTGTTACTTTTATTGATTCAAGTTCAGTTTCTTTATCATTCGTCATTGTTATTCATCCTTCTTTCATATTAGTTAATTCATAATA